CTCTTATTTCTGAGGACGAAAAAGCCAAAGAAGAAGTTTCAGAGGTTTTAGAGCAACAGGATTTTGGATTGTTGGCTCATAGATTAACTCGGCATTTACTTGTTTATGGAAATGCGTATGTAGAAATTGTTAGATTGGGGAATAAGCTTGTAGAATTAAAATTACTTCACCCAAAGAATATGATAGTTGATTCAGATGATACTGGAGAAGTCAAAGGATACAAACAAGAATTAGGAAGTGGCAAATCGATTAATTTCACACCTGAGGAGATTGCTCACTTCAAATGGAACGTTATTGGAGATGAAATTTACGGAACTTCAGCTATTGAATCAGTTGTGGAAGCAATTAATGTTAAGTTACAGATGGAGGGCGATTTAAGAATAATTTCTCACCGATACGCAGCACCTCAAATTCAGTATGCTATTGGAACTGACGCAGAACCAGCAACTGAAGACCAAATTACTGAGTTTGAAAGTCAATTAGATAATCAAACTCCAGAAATGGATTTAGTTACTTCACACGCAGTAAAAGTTAACACAATTAGACCTTTAAGTGGAAGCATTGGCGTTGAGGAATTTTTAAAACATATGGAAAATCAAGTAATCGCAGGATTACAAGTCCCTGAAGTAGCATTAGGTAGAGGGCAAAATAGCACTGAAGCAACAGCTAAAGTTCAATTAGGAATCTTTGACAGGAGAGTTAAGGCAATTCAAAGAGTTCTTACTCGTCAAACTGAAAGATTGATAATTGAACCACTTGTTGGAGATAATGTAGTTGAAATTGAGTTCGGAGAATTTGAGAAGGAAGATGAAGATGTCAAAGTTAATAGATTGCTCCGTTTGAAGTCCGCAGGAATCGTAACTTCTGATTATGTGGCAAAACAACTTGATATTGCTAAGAAATTCATTCCTAAGGAACCCGAGGAGAAACCAAGCAACATATCCAATGTTAAAGGTGTAGATGATTCAAAGAAAGATGTAAATCCTAAGAAAATGCCTATGAAGGAAGGGATTTACTACATAAATAAGATGGGAGCCATACAGGAGTTGAATACATAATGATTCCGTTTAAATTAGTCTCCGACCCAAATAATTCACAGCGTCGTATTCCTGTTTTCGCAGGTGACGACCGTGATGTCATATTCCGTAATTCACATCCGGTTATAACAGAATCACCAGGATTAAGTTCCTCCACAAATCTTAATGATAAGTGGAGCACTCTGGAAGATTTTGAGAACAGAGATGTGACGGTAACAAACGCATTAGAGAGAGGTGATTTTGGAGACGACAACAAAGTAGCAGCAAGAAAGTCGTTAAGAAATTATTAAAATGGAATTCGAGAAAGTATTGAAATATAATGTAGAGTTTTTCGCAGAGAGAGACTCTGACGAGAGCAACAACGAAATTAGCGGTGTTGCTATTGAGGAAACAACTTCATTAAACAAGGTTAGATACCCAGCAGAAGTTCTTCAGAGAGCAGCTGAAAGTTTGAAAGGAGTTCCTCTATTAAAGGACCACAATAATTCAGTTGACAGCATTGTAGGACGAGTAACTGAAGCATTATTTGACGCAAATTCAAAAGCAGTAAGATTTAAGGCAAAAATCATGGATAAAGGCATCTCAGAGAAGGTGAAACAAGGATTGATTAAACACGTATCAGTTGGTTCACATTTCACGGGTGTTAAATCAGAACAAGCAGAAGGTGGACGAGTATTCGTACCTACCGACATTAGATTCCTTGAACTTAGTTTAGTAGCAATACCTGGCATTCAAAATGCTATGATTGATACAGCTATCGCTGAGTTCGTTCAGGAGAATACAGAAGTCTTGGAGAAATTAGAGCAAGAGACGGAAGAGAAAGAATTGTTAAAAGCAGAGAAACTACTGCTTGAAACTAAATTAATTAGTTTACAAAAAAGGAGGAAATAACATGGCAAAAACAACAAAAGAGCTCATCGCTGAAATTGAAGAATTGAAAGCACAAATTGAGCAACAAGAAGAACCTGAAGCAGAAGCTGAAGAAACATCTGAAGAAGAAACATCTGAAGAAGAAACATCTGAAGCAGAAGCTGAGGAAAGTGATAACGAAGACATGCTTAATCTACAAAGAGAAATAAAATCTTTGAAGAAAGAGATGACTTCATTGACAAAAGAAGTTGTAAAAGCTAAATCTCAAAGAGCAGAAAATGTTCAAACACTTCCAGCACATATGTCAAGCGACGTAAAGCAAGACGAGTTTGGAAATTATTATGCTGAATGGAATTACGATGTTTTTATAAACAGTAATTTGAGATGAGGAAATAAATAAAAAATGGCAAAAACATACATGACAAACATGCCTGGAACAACGTTCCACGCAGTAGCAAGTGGTGCTGTAACCGCAGGTGAATTAGTCGCCTCAGCAGCAAGCGATGATGTTATGACAGCAATTACTTCAGCAGGATATGTTGAAGGAACTGTTTTAGTAGCAACCGCAACCGCAAGTGACGACTTGATTATAGTGGGGGTAGCCCTTACAGACGCAGCAACAGGAGAATCACTTTCTGTAGCAACCTCTGGATTATTCATTTTTGAATCAGGAGACGCAGTAACAGCTGGAGCATTAGTAGGGCAACTTACAACAGCTCAAAAAGTTGAAGACGCAACCCTATTCACAAATGTAATCGGAAGAGCATTGACTGGTGCCTCAGCATCAGCAAAATATGTATTAGTGAGGTTAAACGCATAAAATGGTAAACGTATTAAGCACAGGAAGCACATCATCTGGAAGTAACGTATTAGCACCAACAATGGTCTACAAGACTATTATGGAAGCAGTACGAAAAGGATTAGTGTTTAGAAATTTGGCAGCAACAATTATACCACCAGCACAAATTCCAGGTTCCGCAATCAAAGTGAGTCTACAAGATGTCGATTCAATTACTGTTCACGCAGTAGCAGAAGGGGCAGAGATTCCTTATGACCACGAGAACTACACAGCAAGAACATTAACACCAGCTAAATATGGAGTAAATGTTGGAATTACGCGGGAAATGGTTGAAGACAGCCAATTCGCAGTAGCACTATTGAACGCGTCCAGCGCAGGATATGCTTTGGCAGACAAGGAAGATTCCTTAGTTGTCGCAGAACTTAGTTCAGCATCAACCGCATCAGGACACGATGTAGCAAATTCAAACGCTACATTGCCAATTACGGACATTACAGAAGCTATACAGAATCTTGAAAACGACGGATACACAGCAACCCATATGGTTATTGGAGTAGAAGTCGCAAACGATATTCGAAACATCGATACTTTCACAGAAGCAGACAAAGCAGGTATCAATGACCCAAGCAGAGCATTAATTGGAACAATATTCGGAATGAATGTTGTCGTTTCCAGAAATGTATCAGCTAAGTTAGCATACGTAATTGACGCAAATAAGGCATTCGCAATTGCTGAAAAGAGACCAGTAACTCTGGAAAACTATGACGACCACTCAAGAGATATGAGACACGTTGTAGCAACTATGAGATTAGCAGCTGGATACTTGTTCGCAGAAGCGACAAGTGAGATTACAACCACATAAGGTGACTAAATGAGAAAAGGATTAGTAGTAGGAACGCTTAAAGGATTCGCAAAACAACCAACAATAGAGGAACCTAAGCCAAAACCTAAACCTAAATCAGCACCTAAACCGCGAAAGCGGCGGAAAACAGCGAAAAAGAAAGCTAAATAGGGAGGGGCAACCTTCCCTCTTTTCTTTTTAACAAAAGGAGGAAAAAATGGTAAATTACTCAGTAACGTCAGCAACAGTTGGACCAGATAGCTTGTCTGCTGTAACTTCAGGCATCGAAGCTACAATGAACACTATTGATAATACGAAAACTATTCATTTGGTTGATATATCAAAACTGTATGGTGACAAATTTGTAGGATACATAGTTCATGACGCTTAAGAAAGTATTTTATACTTCTTACGTTATAGTTAATTGAATTGAATGAATTGGGGAGAGTGAGGAAAGTAAAATGGCACAAATAATAGGAGCATACGATACAAACGTAAAAACGAGCCAATCGGCTCTGAAGAAAGTAACAGCAACAACGGTGGGCACAAGCGACGGGTTAGATGTAAATATCCTCGCAGGTGCGATACACACTGAATACGCAGATGGAACAGCGTCCGCAGGTGGACAAAAAGGAACAGTAGTAATGGGATTAGATACTACTAATTCCACATTAGATTTTTTAAGATTAGATTCAAGTAATAATTTAAACGTGAATGTACAGTCAGGAAGTATAACTGCCGATATTGAGGGTGATTATGCTGATGATTCAGCATTCACTGTAGATTCAGACAAAGGATTAGCTGTAGGAGGAGTATTCACTACCGATGCGGTTGATTCAGGAGATTTTGGAGTTTTCAAGATAAATGCGAATAGAGAGTTAGCAATAACTGTTGAGAACACCCCAAGTGTATCACAAAGTGGTACTTGGGATATTAATGATATAAGTGGAACAATCTCGCTTCCAACAGGAGCAGCAACTGAAACCACACTCGCACTTGTTGAAACTAATACTGATGCTTTAGCAACGGTAACTAAAACTACGGTTGGAGCAGATGTAGGTTTAGACGTAAATGTTGTTAAAGGAATTAAGGTAGAAGTTGACTTAGACGCAGCTGATGATAGCGTTCTTGTTTATGGGTTTGATGGAAGTTCTAATCAGAAAATAAAGACAGACGCAAGTGGTAATGTTCAAGTAGATGTAGTAGCATCACTACCTACAGGTACTAATTCAATAGGTGATATTGCCAACATAACTAATGTAGTAAGTGTTGATGATAATGGAGGAAGTTTAACCGTAGATGGAACTGTAGCAGCAACTCAATCAGGAGCATGGACAGTTCTTTCGAGAGGTACGAGAACACCTTATACTGAAATATCGGCAGGAATACCTCAGAATAGTATCTCTTGGAACTCATCAACTTCAGCATCAATATTAACAAAGTTTAGATTATTAGGCGTTACTTGTAAATTTGGCGGAATACCGACAGCTAACGATTTCGTAGTATCATTAAATTCAGTAGTATCACCCTTGCTTAATGTAAATTATTGGAAAGTAAATCCCGGAGCATTAGGATTAACAGACATTTCTTGGCATCCCGATGGTGAAATTATAATCGATTCAACAATAGGAGAAACTTTAGATATTCTTTGGACAAACGCAGTAGCTCAAGTAGATTGGGGGCTAAGAGTCGTAGTGGAGGAAGTAACTCCGTAAAATGACAAATTGGGAAATTCAAGGTGTAAGACTTGACGGAAAAGCAAGTATTGATGCGTGGGACGTAATTACTAATAATAATTTATCTGTATCAGGAACAACTACTTTAACGGGAGCTTTAACTGCTGGGAGTGGAGCAGGAATAACTGGAGATATAACTGGAACTGGTGATATTACTAGAACAGGTGATATAAATCTGACAGGAGATATTAATCAGACAGGAGCTTACGGATTAACAGGAAATATAATACTTGAGAATCCAACTTCAGGAGCAGGTGGAATTTTAGTTAATTCAACCCACGCATCAGGAGATTCTCAATTAGAATTACAAACAACAGGTGGTTCATCATTTTTATATACGAATCAGGATGGAGATTTAAGTATCTGGTCAGATGTAGGACCTGTATCTCAATCTTCAGGTGGTACTTTATCCACCTTTAATTTAGCATTAGGAGCAGGTAATGGAACTTTCAATAAATCATTCTTAAAAGCTCAAACACTAAGTGAAAGTGGTGGAAATTATGCCACAGGTAAAGTAGTGCTTAATGAAGCTGGAGCAGATATGGACTTCGAGGTTATCGTAAACGGTACTGGTGCTTTGCCTGCTGCCTTTAAAGTAGATTCAAATAATAATCTTACTTTGGGTTCAGTAATAGTAGATACAGAGTTTAGATTGAAGGCAGATACTACAAGTAATATTACTGGACAAATGCCTGACGTAGCAACTGGAGGAATAGCTTATTCTACTACTGCTAATGCTCCAGTTGCTTTCGATGGTGCTGCTTGGAATACAATGGGAAGTTCAGGAACTTATGTCTTTTACAAAGATGTACAAGTAACTACCTTAGATTATCTTAATGTATCTGGAGACTCAGGTAATACTATTCAAGACTATATTATGCCATTTAATGGATTTGTAGTTGGACATGGAGTTAAAATTGAAAACGCAATGGCAGGTGGAGATGTTATGACTTCTCAAGTAGTTCATAATGGCGTAGCTTCAGTACTTGGTCCTGTAACTATAAACACACCTGATTCTACAGGTTTTTCTCCACTTCAAATTGGATTATTACCATTCGTAGCAGGAGATAGAATAGGAGCTGCTGTAGATGTAGTAATCGGAACAACATTACCAGGAAAAGTAAGCACGAATGTAATCGTGCTATTCACAGTACCAGCATAATATTAAAATGGTAGAATTGAAAGAAGTGATAAGAAAACTAAATGACTACGGAAATGCGAGAGAAAAGCAAATAGAAAAGCTACAGCGACAAAATGAGCAACTGAAAACCGATTTAATGGCGGAGAGAAACGCAAATCGTCAGTTAGCTAATGAGCTTGCTGGAATAAAGTCAGGCATAGACAAGTTTGTCGGAAATGTCGGACTGGAGGCGTAAATGGTAACAAGTAAAGAATCTTTAATTAAGAAATTTGCTGATTACATAGACGCGAAGGATAAAGCAAATGAGAAACTCCAACGGAGAGTTGATAACTTGAAGGAGAGTTTGTCAAAAGAGCAACGGAACCACGAAGCATCAGTTCGTAAGAACAAAGAGATTGCTAAGAAGCTGAAGTCAATTCAGAGTTTCTTCTACGCAGTTTCAAGTGAAGCTAAATCAAAGGGGAAGAAGATATAATGGTAAAGAAGAAGACAAAAAAGAAAATCATAAAGGTCCTGAAGGAACCCAGGGAAGAAGCCAGACATGTTGTTTGTGTTCTACCGGGAGGATACACTCGCGATGAGTATGATTTCCCACAAGGTAAAATCATAACCGTTAATGAGAAGGAGTTCAATCAGGTAAAAAACCTAAGAGGAATGATAGAAGTTAGATGGTAAAGAGCAAGTTTAGGAACCGAGTAGCTGGAAAAGGGAAGAACACGCGTAAGAAGTCCAATCTTAAAACAGGTAGAGATTATACTTACGATAAGAAATACGCAGCACGACCCGACCAAAAGAAAAACCGAGCTAAACGAAATACTGCTCGCCGACAAGCTATTAAAGCAGGAAGGGTTAGATTGGGAGATAGAACGAGAGATGTTCATCACAAGAAACCACTCGGCAAGGGTGGGTCAAACAAGAAGTCCAATCTTCGTGTGATTTCAGCATCAAAGAATCGGGCTAAAAAGACTAAAATAAGGAGGAAGAAAAAATAAATGGCAGCAAGTGACACAAATGTACAGTATTTGTTGGGAGAACTTTACGATGCGATGGGAGCAAGTAAGGCAGCAATAGTTACGGCGATGGTTGCGAGAGCTCAGAACTATGTAGATAGCTACACAGGTACAAAAACAGGCAATTTAGTTGATAACGCAGTAGAATCTTATGCGACATTGTATATATTACAAAGGATGGTCGCGGGGTCTAATTCAACTAATTCGATAAGTATCGGTTCAATCAACATTGGAGCAAAGCAGATACAGACACAAATAATGGAACTAAGAACACAAGGCAAAGAACAATTAGCAATGATTGGTCGTTCAACAGGCTCAACTTTCAAATTAACAACTGAATAAACATGGGAACATTAGGAGATAATATCCAGACCACTGTAAATAATCTTATTGATAATGATAATTTTAAATCTTCAGCAACGATAAAAAGTAGAACTGTGACCGGTGGAAGTTATGGCGGATATGAGGCAGGTAGCGCAAGTTCTTCATCAGCAGCCGTTAATTGTATTCCTTTCAGTTATATTCAAGATGATGTCGACCCGCAAAGATTCGGAGATGTTTCTGAAGGGGAGGTTCGTATAATTTTCAAAGGCGGGACTACGATTGATATTGATGACCATGTCACATATCTTAGCAAGGATTGGTTTGTTC